TGGTGATAAGCCTTCCTGCCAGGCCGTAGTTCCATCAGCGAAGCTACGGTAGATTTGAGTGAAGTCCGCAAGACGGTTCATGTTTAGCGGATGAGCGTCAACTTGGACGCCGCGGAGAGAAAGCTTTGCAGCAGCACACAAACGTGGTGCCATGTACGAAACAAAGTTGTCTGCAATCGTCTGCGCAGTGTCAACTGTATCACCCGCGTATGCAGGCTGCAATTTCAATTTCCCAATGTAAAGAATACCACTTGTGGTTTGCAATGCATTTCCATTCATGATTTGTACCGAGCATGCTGAGGGTGTAATCTCACAATGCTGGCCTAGACCAGATTGCAACATTGGCATTTTGGACGGTGTCCAAGCCACCTCACTTGGTGTTTTAGATAGGTCGCTGCATCCCAAGGCAACTACATCACTCCAATTTCGGCCCCATCCGGATGAAGACAAGGCAGAATCCTGAGAATGCTGCCAAGTGCCGACAATGATGAGCTTGTCATTGGTTGATATTTGTTTTGTGCCACGCGTGACGGTGTACTCACCAACGGCGCGCGGCAGTGCCAAGTGGGGTGGTGCGAACGCATTCCAGCAACTCATGCTGGACATGTTTGGTCCCCTGGGAATCTTCTGCTTCTTCTGAACCTTCTGACGACGAGGATTGTACCTCGCGCTGCCAAATGCAACAGTTGCAGTCCCGCCGCTTCCAGGGGCAATACCCTTGAAAGCAGGACCTTTGTTCCTTGGTGCTCGCCGAGGGCCAGCAACATTGACTACTTGTGACATTTCGGGCTAGCGTTTGTAACCCTTGGAAAATAACTGACAGCATAAAGGCCGTGTGCTAGTGCGAGATGATGTCCGGGGACAACTTGAAAGCATCATCATTAAACGCTGCGAGTGACAAAGGTCACCCCTGGAAGTTGTGTCTAACCACACAAGGACGTCCCCCTCCGACACCGGATGAGAGACTAGTTCGGCAAACAGGTCCAAGCCATCAAACCTGTTCACCACACGCACCACATAAAGCTGTCTCAAACGACAACCCGTAAAGCAGTGCACCCCTGTGGTCCGCAACCATAAACCTCCCGCCTCCCCTATCCATGCTCTTCAAATTATACAACATGGACTCAGGTTCATAACACTAGGACGGTTGGTTTGAGTGGTGGGTCTTCCACATTAACGGCGGCTACCGTCCACTCTAGGCCTTCACCTTCGTCACACGTCATGTGACCGCGAATTGGCTCTGGACCCACCCCCTTTCCAGAAGGTATGGGCCACCGAAGGTAATTCGGGAGCGAGGTGTGTTCCTCCCTATTTTACACTGGCGGTTAAAACATCTACATCGATGGCCAAAATGGCCGTAGAATTGAATCAACCACTCCCCAAATCCAGTTTTTGTGGAAGTTGGAGTACCTGTTGACGTTTGCTGGAGTTCAAAACAGGTCAGCGGCTCCTACTCGTGCCCGAAGACACGCCCCGTGATCAAAATTGGTGTCTGCCAGACCAGTCATCTGACAGAGGAACCTAGGTGAAAACGCACAAGGGTGTGCGTTGTCCCGGCATGCATTGGATGGGGGTGCCTAGAGCATCATGCCCGGAGGCATAATGCTGCGATACACCTCGTCAGCGGTGGTACAGCCAACAGCCTCAAGCATGTTGACATAATTAAACCATTCCGCACGTGTTTTGACCCACCCGTGTCGTATTGCGAGGTTGGCCTCACGACTAAGACCATCCGTGGCGATGGAGTTGGACACCTGGCGATAGACGTTGTCGCAGAATGAGCCATACCTCGTGTCGAGGAGCTTCACTGGATCGTCGTCCTTCCACCATTCAGGTAGCAACTCTGTAAGGTCGGCCACGCCTAACCTGTACATATCATCACGGCTGAACATTTCATCGGCAATTAGTTCTCCATCTTTGGAATTTCGCTGGCCCGCGTTGCCGTCAGTGAGTACACTGGCTAGTTTGGTTAGCCAGCGGGCCACACTAGGCACACGGTCGGCGATTGACCCAGCGCGTGCAATCAGAG